GCGCACGTGCTGGTAAGATTGTCGGCACATACGCGGGTGAACAAACGGCTGCTCGTATCGAAGCAGAAGGTGCAGCCACTGGTCCAGTATTTTCACAGGAGATGTTCGATTACGAAATCTCTGCGATCCGAATGGGCGCACAAATATAATTGAGGAATTAAAATGTCTGAAGAAACACCAATTGAAGAAACGAAAGCACCAAGCAAGACCGAACGATTCGCACAGTGGCTTATGACACGTGAAGAACGTCGAGCTGAAAAAGAATCCAACCTCGAAAGTCTAATCCGACTTAACGTGCTTGTGTCCTTTCTCACTCTCGGTTTGGTCGGTGGGTTCGAAACTGTTCAACTTGCTATCACAATGATCCCTTACTTGGGTTGACATAGCATACAACTCTGAACCCAGAGAAAGTTGTATTCACAACGTACAACTTCACCAGTTGTAAGACGTTGATTGTGTTTGCAGAAGTAAGTCTGATCACAGGCTTCACACTTGACGCACATTTATTCTTCCTCCTCTAATTCATTTTGAAATTTAGCAAACAATGTGGGATGGTTTTCTTTCAACCAATACCAGCATGCAAAGGCTTCTCCTGTCAAGTTCATCTTAGCAACTCCTGCAGTAGCCACTAAACGGATTGCAACAAGGTTCGCAGCACAATGTGGTAGAATAGAAGATGTCATCGCACTTGATGCATTGCCACCATGGTCCTGCAGGTGTATGGACGCCATCATAATGCACATGACCAAAGATCCAATCGATGGTGATGTCACCCGTTACCCAGTCAAAGTTATTGTAAAAGCCGCAACTCATTGAACCAACTCCGATTTGCCGATGTATTGACAATGCTCATGGCACTTCTGACAATAATTGTACTTGGCCGCGTACTCAGAGGTTGAAAGATAGAACATGTCGCATTTGTTACACACGCTTTCCCACTGGATCGCTTTCACTTTGCCATCACTTTCATTCTGCTCTCTAAGTTTCTGCCTTACCCAACCGCTAAAGTTCTTCATTTTGCTTGCAATTTCCCAAGAGGTTGGGTCCAGTGTAATCATTTTCTGTCGCATAGTACGCCCTCAAAGTCTCCGAAGCAGTTCATATATATATATCCATAAGGAAAAAAAAGGGAAGACCCTATTACAAATGGCTTGTTGGCATGGGGTGGGTGTGTCGGGGAGAGTATCTTATGGCGTGCCCGTTAAAGAAGATGGGCTGCAGATTGCATATGCGAACATGTTCGTATTTTATTAACCGTCATTCATAAGATTGTATTGTCCGGGGGAACCGGTTTGGTACGTCATGCACAAAAACAACCCCCGGACACCTAAAAGAGATGATTACGAATGGCTACAAAAAAGACAAGCATGTTTACCCTAACAGAACGAGTATCGATCAGCGCAGCTAACACCGATACCTTTGCAACAATTGACCTTGGCAGTTACGTCGATGTTGGTGATCGCCAAGCACTTCAAGTTCACTCTGTTGACTTTATCTTCCAAGGCACAACTGCTGCAGAAGCAATTTGGGCAACCTTTGGTGGAGCCGCACAAGCTACAATTCAAGTAACAGATTTGAACCGTGGTGGAGTCGTCTTCTCCAATGATCGAGCACTTGTTGCAAGCGGTGTTCTCAACTTTGACAACGACGCATACCTTCAGAACGCTACCGACCTCTATCCCGACAACTACGGCAAGGGCAGCGACGATGGACGTTACATTGTCAACGATCAACTCTACATCACTGGTTTGACCACTGCACTAGCTGCAAACAAAGTGCTCAACGTCACTGTTCGAGTGAATGCTTCCATTGTCACCCTTGGTGCAAAGGACTTCATGGCTATTGCAATCCAATCGACAGCAGCTGACAACTGAGGTGTTTACCTTGGTGAAAGTTGAAGGAACCCTTGAAGAACTCAAGGCGCTGTTTATTGAAAGTGCAAAACAAGAAGCACGTGTAACAGCAAAGAAGGCTGGAAAGAAAGCAGTCAAGAAGGCTGTTAAGACTGTCTCACGTGCGCCCTCTGCGTATAACAAATACATGAAGAAGGAACTCGCACGTCTGAAGAAGGCTCATCCGCGTATGACTCATCAAGCACGCTTCAAGAAGGCTGCAAAGTCTTGGAAGGGTGCAAAGAAGAAGGGTGGTAAGAAATGAAGATGATTGCCAAAGAACATCAGAACCTAAGTTTGGGACGTGCCGGTGGTGGTCCAGTTTGGGCAATCAATGCTTCATCAACCAAGGGATCGTGGACAGCAGTGGATGACACTAACTTTGTCAGCTCACAATACATTGACTTAGCAGGTTTGTCAATGGAAGAGAAGACGTTGTTCTTTGAAGCTGCAACTGTTCAAACTGTTGGCATTCCAAGTGCTAACAATACTAGGGTTGGAGATTCAGTCACGATCATGGACTTGATGAGTTCACGTAAGATCAATGATTTACAAGCTGTATTGACATTAGTCTATGGCAACTTTGCTGGTAACGTTAACGACGGTAGTGGTCAAGGCCCATTGTCGTTTGATGAAACAATCTATGCACGTGTTCAGAACTACACACGTCACGTTGATACAGCAGCTTGGGGATTGTTGACACTTACAGGCGAGAACTTCTTTGGATCCATGGAACCGACGGCCAGTGACAGAATCTATTCTTACAGAGTTGTAAGCGTGAGTAATGACACATCCGGTACAGCAACAGATAACATCTTCATTTACCCTGCACGTCATCTCCTTCAAGTCAAAGCCAAGGAAGAACCTGACCATGAATACATGATGCGACTTCTACGTTCGTATCAGCTACAACAAGAACCGGACGTTGATTGAGTTGCTCGTCCTAGACATCTTTGATTTGCCACGTAGAGTCAAAGGTTTGCCCTTGTTCAAAGCGGTTCAATTTGGCGCACGTGCTGGTAAGATTGTCGGCACATACGCGGGTGAACAAACGGCTGCTCGTATCGAAGCAGAAGGTGCAGCCACTGGTCCAGTATTTTCACAGGAGATGTTCGATTACGAAATCTCTGCGAT